TATCAAGAAAAGTAACAGAAGATTATCCTAACTTTACTCAAACAGCTGAAAATATATCTGATCCTTTTACGGCCTATAAAAATTTTTTTACAAAAGTAAATAAACCTATTATAATTAGAATAGCAGGAACAGGAAACAGATCTAGAGGACATTTTGTTGTAATGATTGGAATAACAAAAGATGGAAATATCATAGTTCATGACCCTGCTAATACTAAAACATATAGTACAGATCAAATTATAACAAGAGAAAGATTATTAAAACTAGGAGAGGCAGAAAACGGAACAAATTATAGAATACTTTATATCAAATAATGAGTAAACACAATATACAAATAAAATCAGAAAATGTTTACATAAGTTCATCTTTAAATAGTATTAGTATGTCTGCTAATACCGATTTAGTAGTTTATACAGGCGAAGGTGTAGTTTTTTCTACAGGTGTTAAGGGTAGTATTGATCCTAAAAATAATTTTGTTGTAAATTCTCAAAATATTATTTTAGGTTACGCTAAAAATCCTACTATAACAGAAGAATCAGTAGTAAAATCAGATCAATTAATAAATATTTTACAACAGATGTTAAGTATAATGAATGATATTACTAATAATCCTTCTGAGGTGAAAGCTATTACTGGTGAAATAGAAAATTTATCTAAACAATTAGATAAAATTAAATCAATAACAACTAAAACTTACTAATGGCTTTAGATATAGAACAAATAAAAAGTTTTCAAACGGGTAGTATAAATATTACTCAACGTACTACAACAGTAATACCTGGAGTTAGTCCTATTACTGGATCTAGTAGTCTACAAAAAACTATTCAAAGTATTAGTCAATTAAGTAGTAAATCAAATGAAATTTCAAGTTTTATAAACGATGCTGGTATTGCTGGTGGAAATCAACCTTTTAACATTTCTACATTTGCTCGTGAATTTATTTTTAAATCTAAACAACAAGAACAAGAAGAATCTACTACAGGAAAAGTAACAGATAGTAAACCTATTACAAGAAAATTTCAACAAATAACTAAAAAACTAGTAGATAATATTGTTCAAAACTATATTAGATCTGGTAGATTACTAAGTATTTTAGAAAAAAATGTAAATAAAATACTAGCTCAAAGTAATGTAAATTTTGTAAGTGTAGAAAATGGTAAAATAGTAGCTCAACCAATTCAAAGTCAACAAATAGATCAAGCTATTCAAAATATACAAAAAACAGTAGACACTTATGTATTAGCAGTAGATAAATATGCTCGTCGTGTTTATAATACAGATGAAATCAGAACAGTTGATCAATTAAGAAAAAATTTAAGTTTAAATAAATTAATTCCTCTTTACGATAAAATATTAGCTGTTAAATTAGAAATACTACAAATACAAATTAAAAGAAGAAAAGCTCAAGATTTAATAATAGCTGCTAATGCCGCTTCTCAAGTACCTGTTCCTAATGTTGCTTTAGCAACAGAATACACTCAAAGAGCAACTCAATATACTGCTAATGAATTAAATAGTTTAGAAGACTTAGCTGAAGCTTATAAAGAATTTGAAGCAATAAAAAAGAAAATAGAATTTTATGGTACAAAATATGAAAAAGCTAAAAATCAACTTTTAAATATTCAACAAACTATTAATAATTACCAATCTCAAGTATTTAATAAAGCTTTAACTCAAGTAAATAATCAACTAACAGGATCTTATAATCAACTAACTGGATCGACAGTTACAATAATTAGTAATATAACAGGAAGCACAACATAAACATCATAAAATTTTATAATTTAATATTTATACCAATATGAACAGCACAGAAAAATTATTAAAACTAATACAAGAAGTAGTTCGTAAAGAAGTTAGGTCAGCTCTTAGAGAAGAATTAGGTAAACAACCTATAAAAGAAAACTATAATCCAACAATAGAAAGTATTAAAAAAGCTCCTAAACCTAAACCAACTGGAAACTCAATTCAAGATCTTTTAAATGAAACTGCTTATGAAGGTGAGTGGAGAACATTAGGAGGAGGTACATTTGATGCTGGTCAAGCTCAAAATTTTGGTTGGCAACAATCTATGATGAATGAATATGGGGGTGGATCAGTTCCTGTAACTAAAGGAATTGAAGGATTTATTCAACAAAATAATAATGGAGCACAAGATATTAGACAAGTACAAGTAAATAGTGTTCCTGATTTTAGTGCAATGATGACTACAATGAAAAATAAAGGGTTATTATAATGACTACAAGACCATTATATAGATATGCTGATATAGCTACTGGAACACTAAAAAGAGAAATTGGAATTAGTATACAATTCCAACAACCAGAAGTTTTTATGAGCACATACACTACAACCCAACAAGTAAAAAATCAACTAATAAATTATATTCTTACAAATCCCGGTGAAAGAATGTTTCAACCATATTATGGAGCTGGAATACGACAAGGTTTATTTGAACAAAATCAAATAGATTTTGATAGTTTAGAAGAAACACTAAAATCAGGAATAGAACAAAATGTTCAAAATATAGTTGTAAAAAGTGTTAATACTTCTAGTACAGGAGATAATACTCTTAATATAAGCATTACATATTCTATTAATGGAATTGTAGATGAATTAAATGTAGAAATAGCAACATCATAATGGCAATACAATATTTAAATAAAGATTTTCAACAACTACAACAGGCTTTAGTAGATTATATTAAAAATAACTATCAAAACTACTCTGACTTTGGTCCTAGTTCACCTGGTAATATGTTTGTTGATTTATCAGCATATGTAGGAGATGTATTATCTTTTTACACTGATACTCAAGTACAAGAAACGTTACTTTTAGAAGCTAAAGAAAGAAAAAATATTCTTCCTATTGCTTATAGTTTAGGATATAGTCCAAAAATGACTAGACCTTCTACTGTAGTTTTAGACGTATATCAATTAATACCTTCTGATGCAGCGAACAGTTATCTGCCTGATTGGAGATATGCGGTAAGAATACCCGAAAACACGCAAGTAGGTAGTACTTCTCAACCCGATATAGTATTTTTAACTCAAAATTTAGTAGATTTTAACTACAGCAGTAGTTTTGATCCTACAGATGTAAGTGTTTATAGTTATTATACTGCTACTACTGATCCTTTATTTTATGTTATAAAAAAACAAGTAGAAGCTTTTTCTGGAACTGTTCAAACTCAAAGTTTTCCTTTTACTACTTTAGAACAATTTGCTAAAGTAACTTTAGTTGATGAAAACATAATTCAAATTCTTGAAGCTGTAGATAGTGATGGAAATACATGGTATGAAGTACCTTATTTAGCTCAAGATACAATCATAGATAAAACTTATAATATTAGTGTTTTTGAACCTAATTATTCTCAATATAATGATCAAGCTCCATTTATGTTGAGACTTAAAAAAGTAAACAATAGATTTACAGCTCAATTTGTAAGTGATACTGAATTAGAAATTAGTTTTGGAGCAGGAACTTCTGGTAAAGACAGTGAATTAATTATTCCTAATCCTGATAATGTTGGTTTAGGAATACAAGATGGAATTAGTGCATTTAATACAGCTTTTGATCCGTCAAACTTTTTCTTTACAAACGAGTATGGTCAAGCCCCAGTAAATACAACAATTACTTTTACTTATATTGTTGGTGGAGGAGCTCGAAGTAATGTTCCTGCTAATGATGTTAATCAATTAGTAACAGCAAATGCTCAATTAAATGATTACGGTTTAAATAGTTCTACAGTACAAACAGTATTAGAAAGTATCAAATTTAACAATACAATTGGAGCAACTGGAGGAGGACCTGGAGATACTTTAGAAGAAATAAGATTAAATGCTTTATCTAATTTTCCTACTCAATTAAGAAATGTTACAAAAGATGATTACTTAGTAAGAATTCTTAGTATGCCTAATGAGTTTGGATATATTGCTAAAGCTTATGTAGTTCAGGATTTAAACTTAAACGCTGATAGAGATAATACTCAAAGTTTAGTTAATATGAATCCTTTAGCATTAAGTGCTTATGTATTATCAACTAATAACGATGGTAAATTAACTACATCTAATTTAGCAGTAAAACAAAATTTAAAAACATATTTAAGTCAATATAAAATGTTAACAGATGCTGTTACAATTAAAAATGCTTTTTATATTAATATTGGTATTAATTTTGAAATACAAGTATTACAAGGTTATAATGCACAGCAAGTTTTAATTGGTTGTATTAATGCCCTAAAAGAATTTTTTAATATTAAAAATTGGTCAATAAATCAACCTATTATATTAAGTCAAGTAGAAAATTGTATTAGTTGTGCTAACGTAAATGGAGTTGCTGCTGTAAAAAATATAGAATTTACTAATAAAGCTGGTGGAATTTACAGTCCTTATACATATGATTTACAAGGAGCTACTTTAGGAGGTATTATTTATCCTAGTTTAGATCCAATGATTTTTGAAATTAGATACCCAGATAGTGATATTTTAGGACGAGTTGTTGGAGCTTAATATTTATAATATATGTTTTCTCAATTATTCCCTTCTAAAGACGCAACATTATATTCATTATTTCCAACCACAAATACTGGTTTAGATCCTATATTAGAATTTACTAAACCTGATATATATAATGCTTCTAGAATACTTATTCAGTTTGACCAAACTGAAATAATGGATATTTTAAATAAAGTAAATACAACTCCCGCAGC